CCCCAGCACCGCCTCCGGGCCCATGAAAGCAGAGAACAGACCGCCGGCGGCACCGCCCAGGCCCCCCATGACGGCAGCCCCTACCCGGGCGCCGCCGGCGGCAGAGCCGACGCCGCCCACCGCCCCCATGAACCCACCGATCGCTTCGCCGCCGAGCCCGCCGGCAAATCTGCCCAGTGAGTAGCCGACTTGAGACGCCATCCCCCATCGGGGGGAGGCTACGCCAAAAGTCCGCCACAGCTGAGCCTGCGGCCCCTTCATCCGGGGTCGGTACAGATTGTCACGTATGGGACGCATGACCTTGGCGGCCAGCATGTAGGACGCTATGGGAACGCCCCACTGCTGCCACACGTTCATGTAGGCGTCAACGGGGCTTGTGCCGGCATGGTAGCCGCGGGCGTTTATCGTACCGGATGGGTCCGTGCCCCACCGCCCGGACAAAAACAGCGGCTCCCGGTCGTTGGTCCACGGGTTCTGGCCACCAAAGGAGGCGTACCCCGGCCGGTGGCCGGCATCCCATCCCGCGTCGAACCAGGAGTAGTTGTCACCGCTGGGGTCAAAATCATTCATTGGCACGTTTGGCTACCTCCAGCTTGTACGACCCGCCGCGATTGTTACCCGACTTGAGCTTCCACTGATATTCCTTCATCCGGTTGAACTCGGCCAGCATGGCCTCGTCTACCCGACTCTGCTCTTCCTCGTAGTCCTCCCCGTAGACGGCGTAGACGGCAGCGGACATTGTGGATTTTAGCTGATCGAACACTTTGCCGTCAGACGGATACTGGCCGGCCAACCCTTGGCCCAGCATCTGGATGACACAAGTCCTTTCTTTGCGCTCCAGGGCAATTATCCTCCGCATGCAGGTATCCTGAAGGGAGCCCAACGGCTCCAGAGGCAGCCCGCGAAGCTTCAAGATCATCCGTTCGCGGGCCCAGGGCTTGCTTAAAAATTTTCCAGACCGACCTCCTCGACGGCCTTGGCGACGGTGTCGTCGAACTTGCTCAGGCTCCCCTCCAAGGCGTTCAGGATGGGTCCGGCCAGGGCGTTGACCATTCCCAGACGCTCCCGGAGGTCCTTGGGAGCCTCCTTGCCCTGGAAGTTGACCAGGGAGAACACCACGTTGAGCTTGCGGAACGCGGCGCCGGCGGCAACGGGGGTGGAAAAGCCTTCATTGTCGACCATGCGATAGATGGCCTCCTGCTCCTGGGCGGTGCGAGTCCTCCAGGTCACCTTGGACTTGCCGAACTTGGAGGATGCCTCATACACCCCGCGCGTCATCAGGGCATCAAAAATGACCAACTGCTCAGCGGTCGGTTCCTTCTTGGCGGATCCCTCCTTCTCCTCCTTCTTGGCGTTGGGGTCCATGCCGGCAACAATCTCGCGGGTGCCAGCCAGCAAATCCATCGGGATGTCTTGTGCTTTTTCAGTGCTCATACTCGTGATCTCAAGTGGCGAACTGGTAGTTTCCAGTCAGGTATTCAAAGCCAACCATGGCGAAGACCAGCGAGTGAAGCCAGTCATCAGGGGTGTCCTCGTCCTTGGAGTACATGCGGTTGGTCGATCGCTCGGACTCTTCTTCAAACACTGCCAGGGCATGCTCCCACAGCGAATAGGTCAAGGCCCATGAGGGAGTGGTGAACTGCGCCCCACCGCGACGGATGCGATGTACCATCAGGTCCATTGAGGTGGTACGGTCGGCGGCGAGGAACATGCCCTGGCGGTTGAAGATCAACCGCCTCGGAGAGGTAACATACTGCACCATGATCACCTTGTCGACGCCGAACAGGTTCTGCAGGAGCTGCGCCTGAACAACTCCGACACCGCGGTCAGATGCACACAGGTCGACTTCAAACCTCGTGATGATCCCCTTGACCCGGTCTACCTGCGTCAGGATGTGGATGCCCTGCATGACCTCCGAATACAGAAGGTGGGCCTTGCCGAACAGGTCGACGCCAATGACAGACGCCACGGTATAGCTCTTGGTGGAGCCAGTCACCGACCAGTCCACTCCACATACGACGCGGAGGTATCCGAGCTCCGCCTCGGCTTCTGCCCGGTCCCGGTACCACGTGAGGCGATCCGTGCGACAACAGGACATGGCATCGTGGACGGACAGCGCCTTACCGGCCAGGTCCGTTGCCAGTCCGAAGTTTTCATTTGCCAGCTTGCCGGGGGAGTACGTCAGGCCCTCTTCCGCCAGCTTGACCTTGTGGTACAGGTCAGCCCACTCCACCTTGCCCGTGTTCGCACTCATGATGAACTGAGGCAGGTGGAAGCCGTACATCCGCCGGCGGTCCTGGATGGCCTCTACCCACTGGCCGTTTGACACATCAAGGGACTTGCCGCAGTGGTAGCACACCGGGCCTTCCGGATGCTTGCAGATGGCCACGCAGCGAGCGTAGGTGTTCGGGACGTTCCACTTGCTGCAGTGGGTGCACTTCATCACCCATTCCATCTGGTTTGACCTGAGCCACAGTCTCTCCAGGGTGTTGGCGGTGCTCTTGGATGTGCCGGAGTACACCTTGTAGCGGTACTTCGAAGCGTCAAGGATGGGGTTGATGACGTGGATGGCGTCGAGCAGGATGTCCTGAACCTCGTCGTACAGGATCTGGTCGGCGGTGATACCACGGATACGGTCGCCTTCCTGCTCATTCTGGGCGTACCGTACGTAGATCTTGGACCCGTTGGAGAACTCCTTCTCATAGACGTTGTCCACGTTGTCCTTTGACATGAAGTACCGGCGGACGATCTTGCCCATCCGGAAAGGCTTCAGGTACATGTTCGAGAAGATGGACGCCTGCTTTTGGGACGGCGCCACGTACGCAGTCTGGAAATGCTTATTGGCGATGGACTGGATAATGGTCCGGCCGCCCTGGGACACCGATTTACCAACCTGACGCCCTGCCTTCAGTACCATTTCCGGAGGGCAGACGTTGTAGATGAACTCCCACGGCTTGTGCTTATCAAACCTCAGGGGATCTCCGCGCAAAGTCAGCAGGGCCCCGGCCAGCTGGGAAGCCTTGTATGCCTTGGAAAGGTCGATGGCAGGGGTGGTCATAAAACGAGGGCAGTCCCGGTATAAGCCGTATGTGGTAGGACTTTACCACTTTTTTCGCCGATAACCGAGGAACACAAAAATGAGCATGACCTTCAAAAATGTGGATTCCGCCTTGAAGTACCGGGCGGTGGTGGGCTACTTTCACTGGGACCTGGTGACGCCCAAGCTGGAAGAAGTTGAGTACGCAGATGAGAAGTCCACGTACCAGACCCTTGATGAGGGCAACTGGATACTGGGTATCCATGACGGGCAGCTGCGGTTCCGGCCGTGCGTCCGCCCGGGGCACGATGGTCAGACGAAGATCATGACCTGGGCAGATCCTACCGTCCTGACCATCCTTAAGGCCTATCCCTGGCTTCGCGGGTGGCTGCTGGGCACGGCAGGTCACTTGCCCGTCCCGAAAGCGGAATGGCGAGTCTCCCAGGTACAGCAGGCGTCTGTCAAACAGACCTGCTGTACCTGGGGGCTCCCGAGCGGTGTCCGGGAAGAGCTGGTCAAACGCTGGGAGACGTTCTGTCTCACGCGCAACGACAAGCAGGTGGATCTGCGCCGGGAGAATATCCCGGAGGGCGTTTTGCTGTACGGGCTCACCTGCAAAGGTGGCAAGGCGGAGAGGATCCGCACCGTGGACGGCATCAACGTTGTCCACGGGTACGCCTACCTGATCGAAGTCTTCCCCAGGACAGGAGCCGTCCGGGTCAATACCAACCAGAAAGTCGGAAATATGACCACGGAGGACTGGGAAGTCCTTCGCAAGGTCGAGAAGGCCAGGAGCCCGATGGCGATCCTCCCGGACGCCACCTGGGTTGGCGAGCTGCTCCAGAGCTTGCGGCAGCAAGCCTGGTAAGGTGTATTTCGAACCGGGCGAAATGCCCGGTTCTTTTTTTAGGAGAAAACGCATGGCATCTATCTGCATCGGCCCCAGGCCGCCTAACCCCGCCTGTGGCTCGGAGATCATCTGTGACCTGGCGGATTTCGGTCACATTTCAGCGAACCGTGAAAGCTACTGGGGGATCTGCCCGCTGAACCCGC